TGGAACGATTGAGCAAACGCAGTCTCAGGCAGTGAGTTCAAGAACAACCGTACGATTTCTTCTTCGGCATCTTTATAACGTTTAAGACTCTCGGCATCGCCTTTCGTGGGGCGGTTGATCTCAAGCGTCTTGACTACGCCGTTGATAAATGACGTACTAGGCGCACGGGAGAAGACTTTAAACTGATCCAGATTTGAGAATTCTTCAAACTCTTTGAACCCTTTCTTACCCAATGCCTCTATCGCCCTGTCACGTTCAAACCGATTTTCATAAGCAGATACGTAATGCTCGCCCTTAGCATCAGCATATGACAACCAGTAAGAACCTTTACGGGTAAGTGGGAAGTAAGGATCAATGCCACCACGCGACGTAATCTTTGCCCAAATATCTTTCTTAATTGCCTCGGCACGGGTCTTATCAGGGATCAACGTGTTGATCCGGTCCTCAATGCTGTCAAGCAGTTCCTTATATAACCGACCATAGGTGTCGCGCATCTGCCGGTAGAGCTGCTGACCTTCAGGATCAAGTTTGTTAAACGCTTTATTGAGTATGTCCCAAGCCTTGAGTGCTTCTGCATCACCTTTGTAAGTGTCCCTCGTTTTAGTTGGATCGACTCGTGCGAGGGTACTGCCGTAGATGACTTTGTTAAACAGCTTAGTCATCACTTCACCGTTCTTTTTAGACCACTTCTCGGCTGCGGCAATCAGAGGCTCAGTGCTCTTGAGCATCTTAAATTCATAACCACTGCGCTGGTCTAACAACAAGTCAAGCTTCTTCGCACCGGGGAGGTACTTCTCGGCAACTTCAACAAACGCTTCAAGAGGGAGTGAAGCCAAGATCGTAGAGCGGGCAAACTTAGGTAGTGTGCCTGATAAAAACTCGTTAACAGCAATAGCAATTTTAGACAGTGTGGTGTCTGACCCCCTAGCTACAGCCTTCTCGGTCAAGCTGTCCAGATACTTTATAAAGAAGCCGGGGTTCGTGGTGGCTTGCATCATCAACCGTGCGCCATCCCGACTTGCGGGGGCGGGGGAAATAATCTGCGAGATCAACTCATCGGCAACATCCATCGCAGATTTAACTTCAAACGGTCGAGCTTCCATACCCATCAAGCGGCGAACAAAGTTTGTAATGGTGTTTACAAACCGACTCCATGCAGATACGGGTCTGCCGTCTTTGACGTTAATACGAATAGCCGCGAGCTGTGCTTGGAAGTCTGGGTTAGAGAAAGCTTCAGCAACAAACTCATCCAGCGACTGCGTGCCGTAGGCACTGCCAAGTTGATCTTTTACCGCATCAAACAACGACTGAAGTTGTTTGGTAACAGGGTGTGACTTGTTAGCAAGTATGTGCGACGTGGCAGCGTGAACAGCCTCGTGCAAGGCAACGTGATTATTAAGCCCGATCTCGCTGTCGAGGTAGATCGTATCAGTTTTAGGATCGTAATAACCCGCAGCAGGTCGCCCGTTTTCTTTCAACCCATCAACGACTTTGACTTTAGTCTTCAGGTTACCTGCGAGTAAGGCATTGGCAATTTTGCCAATCATCCCACCCTGTGCGGCCATAAGGCGCAGTGCAGTCGGCAGATTACCAGAGCGAAGCGCACCTTCCATCGCAGGGTGTAGTGGTTTGGTGAGCGGGGAGACTGCATCAGAATTGAGGAAGTAGTTGGCGCTGTCAGAATCTGTGGGGGTAGCAACAAACCCACCCGAAATACCTAATGGCTTAAGCCCACTAACTTTAACTTTTGAAAGGTTATCAATACGCCGTTGGGCTCGTTCCATTTGAGCCAATACATCGTCAATTTCGGCATTAGTTACATCAGCTTTACCTTTAGCTTTTGATTGTGCAACACGCTCTGCATCCAGTGCGTCTGATAATAACTTTACAAACTTGTCGGAAGTAGCCGCAGCACGTCTTGTCGAAAGCATCTGATCGGCAAGCTTGCGCCTAACCGTATCGCTTAAATTGTTCTTAACCCACTGCACTGCTAACTTGGCGTTTTCCTCGTTCATCCCCTTGAGAAACTCAGCCTCAATCGGGTGGGTATCTTCTACAGACCTAGCCCTTGGTGTTTTGTTAGCAATATCCCACGCCATCATATACAGACCATCAACAAGCCGTTTCATCTTGTTGAAGTAGATACGCGCAGCACTACCTGCCTCAGTCGTGGCATTACGGCGTATTAACCTGACTCGCTCTTGATCGTTCTCAGTGCCAACTTCTTTAGGCTCGTACGCTAAGAAACCATTTTCGATAGTTTCAAGAAATACACCAAGCTCATCTTCTGCTTTGGTACGTTTTTGTTCGCGTTCCGTTTTTACCTTACTGAGTTGACCCTGTAAGGTGCGGTCTTCGGCAGATTCTCCAGTGGCTGGCTCTGCCACTTTTGCTCTTTTAGCAGGCGCTGCTTTTCTCTCTTTTTTTGTTTGCTGGGTTTTGGGGGCTTCAGTGACACTGGGGGTTTCCTTTTCAGGTTCTTTTTTAGGTTCTTTTTTGGGTGCTTTTTCTTCCTTTACTGCACCCTGTGCTGGCTCTTCTCTTCGTACAGTTGCTCCAGCAGATGGCTCAGCACCTGCCACTCCAGATGGTTCAGATGTTGAAGTTCCTTCGGTGGGTACTCCTCCATCGGGTCGGCTAGGAACTGAAACGCCTGTTCCACTTGTTGGTTCGACAGTTTCAGCAACATTTCGTGCTCCTTTTGTCGGTTTGCCAGTAGGTGTAAACATCTCCATCTGGCGTTTATCTTTTGTTGTAACAGGTTCTTCTGTTACAGCTTCTGACGGTTGTGCCTGCGAGCCTGGGGGTACCATCTCTAAATCAGGAATTGTTAGCTGCCCCGTACGATCCCTAGCACGGCTTGGCTCAACAGCAAGCTCAACATCTCGTCTACCTTCAGGTTCTTTGGGTATGCCCTCAAGTTCAACATCACGCTTTTCACCTTCAACCGCTCTACGTTGAAGTTCTTTTTTGTAGGTCCGCAAGAATAATTGCTCAGCAGGAGTAACAGACTCACCTGCTTTCATGCGGCTTTCAATATCATCGGCACGTTGCTTAGCAAGTTGCGTGGTAAAGAACTCTTGTTGGAGCGGCGTAAGTTCGCCTTCCGTAATCGGTGCCTGTTCACGCTGTCCGGTCCGCTCGGCTCGTTTAGGTTCTACAGGAGGTGTACCCATTTCGATGGGCAGGTACAACGACTGCTGATCGGTGATTGGTAAGCTATTAAGCATCGCATCTGCTGCTTTAGCTTTGTCTTGGGCAGTCTGCGAACGACTTGGGTTTTCTGCACGTTCACGCAGGAAGCCTCTAAACTCTGACATGGTGTCAGGGTCAGCAAGATCTCTACCGATAAATTGTTTATACGGTGCTGAGCCTTTACCAATACCAGCTTCGGCTAAGAATGCTTGAGTGACCGGGATTGATGTAATTTCAGGGACAGGCGTTGCCTCTGTCCGACCTCCGGGGGTTTCCGGGAAAAGCTCACGTTGACCTAACCGCTGAGGTGCATACTTTTCTTGGAACTGCTGCTCTTCATCTGCCGCTGCGGTTTGCCTTTTACTTACTTCATAAAGCGCAGCATCCTGCGGCGTAAACAGTACCGTACCATCTTCTGTAATGATGGGGCTAAATCGTTTAGGCTGGGGAAGCTGCAAAGGCGCTGCGGGTGTGGGGGGTTCTAACCGCTCAATACGACCTTCAAACTTGGGGGTAGGTACTTCCTCACCTAATGCACGGGGCTCTTCTTTAACATCAGCGTCATACCCCAACGCACGAAGTTTTTCCCCAACGCTAGCGTCATACCCCAACATCAAAATCTGTTCACGCTCTTCAGGGGTCTTAGCTGCCTCAAGACGACGAGCAATCTCTGCATCAATCTGTGCCTGATCCGCCCGTTTACCTCGTGCTGCCTCAACTGCTGCACCGGGGGCACCGAACACACCACCTGCAATACCACCCTTCAAACCAGACGTAAGAATCCGGTCAACGTTCTCGGGGTCAAAAAATTCTTTCTTACTACCTGCAATCTGCTCGGCTAAGATCGATATGTTTTCTTGCGCGGCTTCAGTCAGTCCTTCCTTAGCTGCAATGCTGGGAATAGAAACAGCAAGACGGGCAGACATACTCTTAGCAGCGGGGAGCGTTGACTGCTGCAACATCTCCTTAGTCAGTAACGCCTTACCTGTTGACCCAAGCTGCTTGGCAATTGTTTCTGGCAGTATGGAGTCAAGCGCAGCAAACGGCACACCTAGTACAAGCGCAAGTCCCGGCTCTAACTTACCTGTCTCATCTTCAACACTCTGAAAAATTTCACCAGTACCTAGCCCGTATGCCCCACCGCGCACACCTGTTTTAAATCCTGCTTCGGCACCTTCACGAGCTGCTGTGGGCGCGAGGCGGCGTGTGGCAGTTTCTGCTAACGCTCTAACATCTTGTGGGCCAACAGCCATTGCAGCTTCACGGGAAGCTAGGCGTTTTGCAACCTGTTCACCTGCTTCAGCCGCACCACGCTGTGCAATACGTCTACCAACTACAGACCCAACACCACCGGGAACAAGTAAAGAAGCAAGATCAATAGCACCTTCGCCCAATGTTTCAGTAACAAATCCGGGAACATCGCCTACCCCGCGAATGTCTTTATAAGACCGGAATGCTGTAGGGGACTCGCGTTCTGCCGCTTCACGTTTGGCTTTAGCTTCAGCCATTTGCTCACGAGCGTAATTTTCAAACCCAAATAGACTGCCGCCAATCGCAGGGATGACATCGGTAACAAGACTGCCTATACCAGACAGCGCACGTTTAGCCCCACCAGTAATTTTTTCCCCAAAGCTCAGCTCTTCTCGGGGATCAAACTTATACTCTCCAGCTTCCCTTTCAGCTTTAGCCTGAATACGCTGAACTTTTTGAGCTATCTCCTCTTTGGACAGCGAATCGGAAAACCGCAGGGGGCCGTATGGGGGGACGTTAATGACGGGCATAACAATCCTTACTATTCAAAGAGCGAAGCGTCAGCCGCACCGGTAGTCATTTGTTGATACATAGCTTCCCGTACCCTGTTGAGCTTCTTCTGAATAATGGGCGGTAATTCTTCATAAGTCTTACTTCTACTCATCTTCATCATTTCATCAGCGGTAAGACCAGCACGACCTATGAGCATTGGATCGTTAAACGGAATAGCACGTACAGCCTCTAAAGCTTTGGCGGGGTCTGCGGTCTTTACAGATGACTTACCTTTAGACAGAAGTTGTTGGATAACAGCTTTTGGATCTTCACCTGTAATGGCAGCAATCTGTCTTGCTCTTTTTACAAACTCGTCTTCCTTACCTGCTTGCAGTGCTGCTTGGGCATCAATCCTGTACTTCTCTAAGGCAAACTGATTTTGAGCGTTAAATCTAGCAAGGTCACGCTGAGTGTCGGCGGCAATTTGTGATCCTTGAACACTTGTTGCGGCTTGCGCTGCACTACTGAGCCTACGACCTTCTTCGGTTTCACCAGCCCGTGCTTGTTCAAGTGCAGCTTTAATCCCACCTTGCCCTGCTTGAAGCATAGATATATTTGTTTGTGCGCTTTTAAGTTTACGATCTTCTGCCTTATCCCGGAACGCTTCGGCTTCTTTAGTTTGCCCACGCCGTTCAGCCAGATCAGCTTTAGCATCAAGCTCTTCAGCTTCAGCCATAAATTTAGCTGCTGCCATCTCACGAGCTTTTTGCTCCATGCGTAATTTAGTTGTACCGGGAATTGCACGGGATAATGTTTCTGCAAGCGTCTTGCCCGGACCACCTTCAGCCATCGCGCCAAGATAGTCAATAAGCTCAGGTTTTTGTCCACGCAAAGCGTCCGCTACTTTTGCCCTACGTTCTGCCCGTCCAGCAGTGTATTCGGCATATTCCGCAGTCATCTCAGCTTTTTTATTTTCTATGATGCGCCGCCCTTCTTCTTCGGTCATGCGTCCTGCTGCAATTTCCTTTTTTATGTCCTCGTACGTTTTAACTAACTCTGCGTTTAATTTGGTAGATTCCGAACGATCCACTGATGCTTTTAAATAAGGGTCTAATTCCCCCATACGCGTTTTAAAACTTGTCCCTCCAGCTAATGAGGCAATGCCGGGGGCAGAAGGCGCAGCTTGCCCTGCTGGGCCTACGGTTGACGGGGGTTTTTTATTGTTGGGCGCTTTATCTTCTTTGATTGTAGAGGGTGATCCCGCAAAAGGATCTACATAAGGTTCATTAATAAGCCCAAGATCAGTACGAGCAGTTTCTTGGTCTTCAATTCTTTTTTCTAACGCTCTACGGTATGCTCTATTAGCCGCACTGCCACCCCCGGCAAACCGCTGCACCTCACCCCCACCGCTAAACACAATACCGCCATCCATCGCAGTAAACATATCGGGGCGCATGGGTAACGCAGCAATACCCTGTTCCCGTGCAGCAAGATCCTGTTCTCTCTTAGCTAACATCGCTGCTTGAATGCCTAACGCTTGCTCCATTTGCTGAAGCTGCATAATTTTTTCAGCTAACACGGGAGGTCTGTTAGAAGGGTCGGCTTGCATAGCTGCTTGATTTTGGAACGCTTGGCGCTTCGCACCACGCTGCGCTAATTCTTCTCCTGCCATAGGGGGCGTGACTTGTCCTGTGGGTTGGGGCGGTCCCGAAGCGTACTGCTGTAGCCTCTTATCAGGAAAACGCGCTTTATTTTGAAGCGCAGCTTGTGATTGAATAGGGTTAAACATGTATTACCCCTTACAGCTTTGAATAATCAACAGCATCAAACCCATCTCCCGCACCACCTTTGATATAGGCTTGCGGTCTTAATATGGCTACTTCATCAGCCATAACACCAATTTGCACAGGGCCACCAGACTTATAGCGGTAACTATAAACTTTTAACCCGTCATCCAACACACCAAGAGTTTGAATGTCAGTCTTTAAGCGACGATCCGACGTTGTAGTTGGTCCTGAAGACCCACCCAAAGCAGACAATAACTGAGCTAAATACAACGACGAAGCACCGCCTGACAACGCTTGAGATACAGGATCTATACCTGTGGGTGCTGCAAGCTGCGCTTGTTGTGGAACAGATCTAGCAATCTCTGACATAAATCTTAAATTTTCATAGGGATACTTTTCAGCACGCAAGAACTCGTTGTAATCAAACGTACGTTCGCCTGTGCCCATGTCATAAAGCGTCTTAAACCTTGCAAGATCAGATGCACTCTGTGCAGAACCTAACTGCCCAAGAGCTTGTCCTGCTTGTATGCCTGTCTGTAACCCCTTAAGTCCAAGCTCTGCACCAAACTGTCGAGATTGTTCGCCAAGTTTTTGAGCCTCAAGTCCACGATTTTGTTCAATATTAAATTGCCCAATTCCTTGGTTGTAGGCATCTTGTAAACCTTTAGCTTGAATACCCCCAAGCTGTGTTTGCAAATTGCGGTTAGCTTCAGCTTCCATCAACCCATGACGAGTCCCACCAAACGCACCTGCTTGCGCTGCTCTTGCTCCAATTGCTTGATTGGCAATATCTGCTTGGCGCTTGGCTTCACGCTGCTGGACATCAACAACATTCTGCATATAGGGCGACATATAAGACGCTTGCACGTTGGTGACGTTCTGCCCACCGTAGTTTATAGGTTGAAGGCTTGGGTTCATTAAGTCAGGTTGAGTCCCCCCAACTGTTACATCCCCACCTGTTTGATACCCCTCAACTTCACCACCATATGCTTTACCTGTAGGGGGTTGGTTTAATCCAAGCAGTTGATTCACCCCGCCTTGGAATGTTGTATTGGGGTTAGACTTTAAATAACTATCAAGCATTCCAACTTGTTGCGAGGAGGCGGGAGTGCCTGCGTATTTTTCTGCAAAGTTAATAATATCCCCGCGAGTTCCCTGCAAAGGATTTGCAAATGTCCCCGTCGTAAACTGCGTGGGTTTATACTGCCCATAATCTAACGCACCAATACCCGCAGCAGTTGCCAGATTAGATCCTTGGCGAAACTGCCCCGGTGTTTTTAAATTGGCAATACCCGATTGTGCCCTTTGTATTAAGGGAGACACACTCTCATAAGCTTGAAACGGCACATCAGCTTCAGCCGAAGCTCGTTCCATTAAACGTTCGTAAAAAGGTACATACGCTTCACGCAAACCTGTTTCACCTGCAAAATCAACCCCTGTTCCTTCACGCTTTTTAGAATCGGGGCGGGAAATAGTTAAATCTTTATCGACATCAGAATCAGCAGTATCAGCGGGGGGTTTACCAAACTGTTTTTGTACTGCGGTAACTCCACCTTGGCTTTGCCAATAATTGACATCTTCATCGGATATTTTTCTATCAGGAAGAAGTTTTTGTAGTTCAGCGCGTGTTTGGTTTTTGTTATATATGACATCCGCAGCTTTTGATGCTTCGGGGTTTGCTGCGCGAATAGCTTCAAATTGAGCGCGTTCTTGAGTTGTTGGATCTTTATATCCAACAGATGTTACTTTGCTATCTTGAGCAAGCAATGCCTTAAGTTCGTCTTGACTAACATCGTACTGAGATGCAAGGTTGTAAATATCGTTCATGGAATATCCAGCTTTCTGAATATCCCCAACTAAACTTTTTAACTCATTAGCACTAATCTGTTTTTCAGTTTGTTTACCGCCAACATCTTTTATTATTTTTTCAAATTCACTTTTTTCGGTAGCGTCTGGCTCTTCGTAGCTAACCTCAGTGACTTTACCACTTAATACATCACCGAGTTCTTGTTCAGTAACATCGTACTGTTTAGCAAGCGCAACGATGTCAGCGTAGTTATACCCCGCAGCGGCAAGCTGTTGGTATAGAGATTTAAGTTGTTCTGCGGAAATAGTTGCCATGATTACCTCGGCATAAATTTGTCAGGGTTGATCTGTCTGCCCTGTTTGCGGTTACCCGTTCGTGCGGCACGAATACGATCCATCATCTCGTAAAGGCGTTTCGCACCTGCGTTAGAATTCCCATTCCCAAGATGACTAACAACATCAGCAGGAATAACAAACTCACCATCAGAAAGTGCAGCAGGTCTTTTATTGTCAATGTGTGCAGGGACTTTGTCTGCCATCCCGTCTGAGTGTCCGTCGAGGTATCGTGGTGGTAGTGCACGTCCTCCCCGCGCCATTTCCAATGACCCAATTCCACCTCCCGCAGCAGAATATTTAGTGCCTTTATACGCCGTGCGCGTTGCAGTTACTGGGGCGTTCTTACCTGCGCTAGCCCCCGCTGCTTCTTTCCTAGCCCGTTGTGCAGATTTATAAGATGCTAACGCACCTAGCGCACCAAGACCACCCTGAAGAAGCCCTTTGTTGGAAAGAAGTTTATCAAGGAAGGATTTAGGTAAGTTAGCCGAAGTGCCAAAAGGATTGCCCGACATGATACCGCCGGGGGCAACATCTTGCTCAGCTTGTTTTGAAAGCTGCTCCATCTCTTCAGGGCTTATTCCTGCCACTATGTAGTTTTCAATGGCTTTTTTATCAGCGCCAGATAAATTTGGGTTTGCAGCAAAATAAGCTTGAGCTACAGATTGCAACTCTTCTGGGTTAAAAGTAGAAAGAAGCAACTGGGACTCATAAGACCCTGGATCTAAATAGGACAGTTCTGTACCTAGATTGAGTAATGTATCGTAGCTAGGATCGTTAAGGCTATCCCCGCCATCACCTAAATTAACATCACGAAACATATAGTCAGTGTCGTCAATATCAAAAGGGCTTGCAAAACTAGTCATCATCTACCTCCCGGCCTACGCTTCTGCATCAAAGCTGGGCCTGCAAATCGCATAAACGTATTAAATGTTTTGGGGTCTATACCACCAGCTTGTAGCCCCTGACCAAGACCATAATTAATAGCTGCACCTTTAATAGCAGCGGCGGGGTCAAACTTTTTACCAAATGCAGTGGATGTTAATGCCTGTGTCGTTAGTGATTTAGCAGGGTTAGCTAATGAACCAAGACCTTTAAACATATCGGGGGCGAGTGCATTCATACCTGCGCCAATACCACCGGAAACTGCACCAGACTTAAACCCTTTGGAGAAATCTCCACCCATTAACTTAGAAATACCGCCTTGCGTAACGCCAGATACAAGCGCATTAGAAAGAATCGACGGCAACCCCGCAGCAGTTAACGAACTTGTAACTCCACCAAGTAAGCCACCAATACCGCCCATAGGCAAAGTAAGTAGCCCAAGCATGGGGGCAAGCTTAGCAAGTGCAGCCTTCCCTTGGTTTTCTCTTTGATAAACCGCAGGGCCAGCCGCACTAATCTTTCCAGTTTCAGGATCAAACGTCACGGTGGGATCAAGCATGACCCCCTTGTTGCCAATATCAAACCCTTCGTTTTTAGCGTAATAGTCGCCGTATTTCTTACCAGCAACCGTAGGGTTATAAACAACTTGTCCCTGTTTATTAACACTAAACCCTAACTGCGCTAATCGTTCTTCGGGAGACACGTCAATTTCTTCGCCGGGGCCACCTTCCACATTTGTATCTAAACGCTTAGTAACACCTTTGGCTAATTCTTCTTTGTACTGCTTAAGAACATCTTCGCCAATCGTGCCACCTACATCCCCCAACGATTTCTGGTATTCAACATAAGCTTTAGCCGCAGGTTCAGACCACTCTTTCATACCCTTAGACGCAAGCCCAGCACGAATCCTGTCAAGACCATAAGGGTCTTTTTGCTGAGAAGCAAACTGCTGAAAGGCACTTATTGGGTTACTTGAGGTACTCATGTCTCAATCGCAGACACAAAAGTAGCAGTCACGATAACTGATGGTATCGCAGGGCGCGCCGGAGAGGAAGGGGCAGTGTAGTGTTCAATATAGGCATTAACATTAGAAGGACGCCAGAACAGTTGCACGTAGCTGTTAACCGTAAACGAATTAACGTAGTTGGCGCTGGCTACTGTGTGATATGGATCGCCCACTGCTTTTCTTGGGGCCAAACCAAAACGCCTATTAGAGTCGGCAATATCAGTTTCGTTTTTTCTAAACCAGATGTCTACGTCCTGTGAAGCAGCGTCATAGTTTGCTAGCACTATGCTGTACTGAATATTGTATATCCCCGTATACCCAAACGTAATTTGGCTACTACTTTCAACAGATACACCCGTGGATAGTGAGGTGCTGTTTAGTGTAACCGCATTAGCTGTAGTTGTTAGAGCTGCTACTTGATCGGTTGTATCAAAAAAAGATCCCAACGGAAGTTGTACGTACTGCCCACCATAGTTGCCAAACAAAGCAAGCAAATTATTGTTAAGCCTGTTGAAGTACAAACGTAAAACATTATTAAATTGCTCTTGATAGCGAGAATCATATTCTCTGGGAGCAATGGGTAAATTAGGCGAAGCAGGATGTTCAATAACACTCATCGCCTACCATCCGAACGAATGTCAATACGCGGTGCACCCAACTGCCAAGTTGTACCCAAACCATCCGAAGCAATCTTAATAATCATCTGCCGCCCACGGATTCGGGTGTAAACAATATTGGTAAACTGCTCAATCGTAACCGTCGATGTACGGGCAACTGCTTTAGAAGCCTCGGTGTTAAACCCAGACCCCGAACCATTCATGCCGTACATGGTCATCGTAACTTGCGGCGTACCCGCAGTTGACCCTTGGAATGTCAAATCCGGCACCATACGCCATACAAACCCAAACTTATCACCATCGTCGATGTCAAACTCCGCAGACTCAATATAAGCTTCAATAGGCGTAGTAGTGCTTGTCTGATTGTCGTCAATACCATTTTCATGATTGACTAAATTGTTACTATAAGTTGCAGCTACAGGGAAAGCACGCAACCCTGAATCAATCCAAGCAGTACGCGCTAGTGAGCCGTAGTACCAAATGTCTTCTGCATAATTGTAAATTACATAAGAATCAATTGCTGTAACATCAGCCGAGCAATAAAACCACCATATTTCATTAAACCCTTCGTTAGTGCCAGCAAACACTTGTTGGCTTTGCCCAATATTGATATTGCTAAATACGTGCCGACGAAGATCACAACGAAGCGTTTGTACGCGCCCGTCATAAAGATAAAACTTATCAACGCCCATCCAGTAAATACGCCCCGATGCAACTGCCGCAGCATTTTGGCTTATAATTGATATGTTATCTCCAACAAGTTGAGAAGACCAAACAATCGGTGCGCCCACATATTGAATAGAATATAAAGAAGAATTTGTCCACACTATAATTTCTTGGCGGGTTTGTAGAACTGTAATAATTTCAGAACCGCGTGATAGCCGAACAGAACCTGCTTGATTAAGCGAAGAAGGCACCCAATCCACCACAGACTCTTGATTACTCCAGCGAACAAGCATAGGATCAAGAGTTGCGCTACCATACTCCGTTGTGCCAAACAATAATACAAATCTAGAAATATCAGATACAAGTATGTAATTTTGTAGAGTTGGCACATCCACCAAAAGACTTACACTGTGAGTGCCAGATTGAGAACCTGATGTATTAATAATTGTGCCTGTTGGAGTAGCTGAAAGATTAGCAATAACACCATCAACATTACGCAAATAAAAAGTAGTGCCGGTAGACAAGCCTGTTGGCAGCGCACCTGTCGTGGAAAACTGTACGGCTGTACCTTCAGCAAGTATTACAGAGAACGTAGCCACACACGGAGTAGCAATAGTAAAAGTTACTGTGCCTCCAAGAGTATTAGCATTTACCCCCCTATTAGCAACACCAGTTGACGCTTCCCAATAATATAACCCACCACCACGAGGCCCAAAAACAAGATCTTCTCCCCAATTATTGTGGGACCATAAGCGCAATGAATCTGTTTGTGGCGAACCT